TTTAGATATGGTGAACCTGAAAAAATAGGTGGCTGGTCAGCTTTAGTTAATAATAAAATTGTTGGTGCAGCTAGAGCTCAACACGTCTGGGCTAATACTGATGGTAAAAGATATGCTGCAATTGGTACAGATAAAGTTTTAGTTATTTATTTTGATGGTGCTTTTTATGATATTACACCCTTAGACACAGACAATTATTCGACAGGGGCCAATATAACAACGACCAACGGATCAACAACAGTCACAATTACTACAACGGGATCACACAATCTTACTGTTGGAGACGTAATTACTTTTGCTAACGCAGGATCTTTTGGAGCTGATACTAATTATACAGCTTCAGATTTTGATGATAAATTATTTGAAGTTCAAACTGTGCCTTCAATAACGACTTTTACAATTACAATGCCGACAGCTGAAACTGGCTCAGGTGAAACAAATGATGGCACACTTGACGTAAGACCTTATGTGCCTGTTGGACCATTAACTCAAACATCAGGTTATGGTTGGGGAACGTATTTGTTTGGTGGTAGAACAATCGCACAAACGACAACTACAATGAACAATGCTGGTAATATGTTAGTGGGTGCTACATCAGTCATTCTAACAGACTCTTCTAATTTTCCATCTTCAGGTAAAATTAGAATTGGATCTGAGGACATGGAATACACAGCAAATAACACCGGCACAAACACTATTAGTGGAATTACTCGAGGAATAAATGGAACCTCAGCTGCAGAACACACTGACGGATCTACAGTAACCAATATCACTGATTACATTGGTTGGGGTGATGCGTCTACTTCAAGCACAGTAACTATTGATCCTGCAAATTGGTCTTTAGATAATTATGGTAACATATTAATTGCAACAGTTCATAACGGTGAAACATTTACTTGGGATGCTTCTTCTACAAATGCTTTACAAACTAGAGCAACAATTGGATCAGGTATGCCAACCAAATCAGTTATGACGATTGTTTCAGATAGAGACAGGCATTTATTTCATTTAGGCACGGAAACTACAGTGGGATCAGCTATATCACAAAACAAAATGTTTATCAGATTTTCAGATCAAGAAAGCACAAGTGTCTATGCACCAACATCAACAAACACTGCAGGAACATTTCAACTTGATGACGGCACACGTATCGTAGGTGCTTTTAAAGGTAAAGATTATATCTTGGTTCTTACAGATACTGCTGCGTACGAAATGCAATTTGTTGGACCACCTTTTACATTTTCTATTAGAAAAGTTGGTTCTAATAATGGTTTGATGGGTCAGCATGCAGGAGTGTTTGCAAATGGTGCAGTGTTTTGGATGGGAAAGACTGGCGGATTTTATGTTTATGATGGCACTGTAAAATCTTTACCATGTCTTGTTGAAGATTTTGTATTTACAACAGATGGTAATAATCCAGGTATCAATTATGATTCTGGTCAAATAGTTTTTGGAGGCATAAACGAATTGTATTCAGAAATAAATTGGTTTTACCCAACAGCTAATTCATCTCAAATAAATAGAGTTGTTACATATAATTATGATGAAAATGTTTGGACTACAGGAACATTAGACAGAACCACATGGATTGGATCAACTGTGTATGAAGTTCCCTACGCTACAGATTTCAACGCAACTGACACGCCTACTTTTCCAACTATAAGTGGTGTATCAAATGGAGCATCAATTTATTACGCTCATGAAGTAGGTTTAAATCAAGCTAACGGAGATGGAACTGAAACAGCTATAACATCATTTATTAAATCAGGAGAGTTTGATTTAAATGGAAGACAAGGAGTTCCAGGGGATGGTGAATTTTTGATGAGCATTAAAAGATTTTTACCTGACTTTAAACGTATCAACGGTAATGCCAAAGTAACAATATTTTTAAATCAGTTTCCACAAGGCACAACAGCTTCATCAAGTCCATTAGGACCTTTTACTGTAAGCTCAAGCACGTCTAAAATTGATACAAGAGCTAGGGCAAGATTAGCATCAGTGCAAATAGAAAATGAAAATTTAAATGAAAGTTGGAGATACGGAACTTTTAGATTTGATGTAAGAGTGGATGGTAGAAGATAATGGCAAAAATTACAATTCAAATACCTGAACCTAAATCTGAGTATTCACAAGAGGATCAAAGACAAATACTTCAAGCATTTAGAACTCTCCAGTCTCAGTTGAACTTCTCATATGAGAATGATATAAAAAACAAACAGGATGCATTTACTTATTTTTTATCATGACAATACAATATAAAAGCGAAACCTTCGATTTAACTACGACAAATATTACAACAGTATTAACCTGTCCTTCTGATGCAACAATATTAGTTAAGTCATTACAAGCATCTCATCAAACTGCAAGTAATGTAGATGTTGATGCATATTTACAAAAATCAGGTGGGTCTAATGTAGAAATAAGTCATGCACAACTTAATAAAAATTTTACTAATATGATAAGTGATACATTGAATATGGAAGCATCTGATGTTTTAAAAATACAAGCTGATACCGCAGATGCAATTACTGGTGTTGTAAGTTATGCATTATTAGATAGATCTCAAGAGAATGGCTAAGAAAAAATCAATATTTGGTGTAAATAATTACCATAAACGTACACCTAAAAAACGTCCTGGAGTTCACACAAAAAATAAAAATAAAAGAAAACCTCATCGTAAGAAATATGTTGGACAAGGACGTTAATATATTGTATTTAAAAACACATGGCTGTTTATCACAAAATTAAATGCGAAACTAAAACTATTTATAGAAGTATAAAAACAGGAGAAAGATACGAAACAGAAGAAGCTTTCTTAGCTAATCATCCTAAAGAAGACTTAGCCACTGATGTTGAAGTAATGGTGCCTGATCTACCTATATTTAGTAAAACAAAAAAATGAATCCATTAGGCGGAACAGAACTACAATATAAATTTTTACAAGATCATGTAGATAAATCGCTACTAGATCAATTTCAAATTTGTTTATCTGTACCAGGCAAAGTTCCTCTATCAGCTAATAAAATAAATATACTTTGGCAAAAAAATTCTTGGGATCAACCACCTCTACAACCATTTTTTAAAGATAAATCAAGACATAAAGAATATGATTATTATGTTTTTAATAGTCATTGGAACTATGAAAATTTTAGAAAACGATTTGATATACCACTTGAAAGATGCACTGTAATAAAAAACGGAATACCAGATATAAAACAAAGAAACGCGGATCAAAAGAAAGATAAAATAAAACTTTTGTATCACCCTACTCCATGGAGAGGATTATCTGTTTTACTTGGTGCAATGCAACTAGTCAAAAACCCTAATGTTGAATTAGACGTTTTTAGTAGCACTAAAATTTATGGATCTGAATTTGAAAAACAAAATGATGATCAATATCAAGCTTTATATGATCAAGCTAAAATTTTACCTAATGTAAATTATATTGGTTACAAATCAAATGAATACATTTTAGAAAATCTTCATACTTATGATGCTTTTGTTTATCCTAATATATGGGAAGAAACATTTTGTATATCAGCGCTAGAAGCTTTAGCATGTGGTCTAGCTGTAGTAACAACGGACAACGGAGCATTATATGAAACTTGTTCTGAGTTTCCAGTTTATGTACCTATGGATACAAATCTAAATAATTTAGCAACACAATTTGCTGCTGTAATTGATGGATTGCCTGATCAAATGAATAATGAGGGATTTCAATATCATCTAAAATTTCAACAAAAGTTTTATAATCATTTTTATAATTGGAAAAATATTGCCGGACAATGGACAAGTTTCTTGAAAGGAGCTTTGAATGCAAGATCCAAGTAAACCTTTATGGTTTAATAAATCAATTGAACCTAAAACAGCGCCCAAGCCTAAAAAGAATTTTTCTATTTTTGTAGCAACACCTGTTCATAGTGATGTATCTATTCATTATCTTCAAGCTTGTTTAGAATTTCAAAAACATTGTTTAAAAAATGATGTGCTTGCTTCTTTTCAAGTAATGAAATCCTCACTTGTGACTCAAGGAAGAAACTTATGTGTATCTAGTTTTATGGAGAGTGGTCATACTCATTTATTATTTGTTGATTCAGACATAGATTTTCAAGCTCAATCTATATTTAAAATGGTGGCTGCTGACAAAGATATAATCTCAGTTCCTTATCCATTAAAAACTCTTAATTGGGATAAAGCATGGGAGAGAATATCTAAAGGTAACGTAAAAAATTCTAAAGATCTTAAATTTAAAGGTTTTCACACTTACCCTATAAAAGTTGAAGATGAAAAAAATATAACAATTGATGATGGCGTTATTGAGGTAACTCATTCACCAACTGGATGTATGTTAATCAAAAGAGAAGTAATTGAAAAAATGATAAAAGCTTACCCTAATACTGAGATTATACAGAAAACTATTATCAATGGAGAAATGATGAATAGGCCTTATTTTTATAATCTTTTTGATACTATGTATGATCCTGTAAATAAATCATATCTTGGTGAAGACTTTGCTTTTTGTAAGAGATGGAAAGATATTGGTGGTAAATGTTATGCTCTTATAACCGACCGAATTACTCATGTGGGTGAACATCAGTACAGAGGCTGTTTTGCCGATGAGTTGATAAAGACTGAGTAAAATGGTAAACTTTTAAACTTAGCTAATTAAGGAACATATAATATATGGCATTACAATTTTTACCCTATGCACTAGCAGCCTACGGAGGATACAGAGGTTATAAAGCTTCTAAAGATGCTGGAGGTTCAGGACTTCAAAGATTACTAGCAGGAGCTACAGGAGCTGCAGCAGGATATTATGGAGGTAAAGGTGCTTTATCAGGTGGTTCAGCTTTAAACATACCAGGTTTCTCAGCAGCACAATCATCATTCACTCCTTTTTTACAAACAGCTCCTATGCAAAGTATAGGTGCAACATTTCCAGCTTTAGGTATTCCACAAACTACGGCAGCTTCAACAAACATGTATCCATTTATGGGTGACGATCCTGGAGTGTTACAAGGTTTAGTAGGCACTGAAGGAACACCAACTCAACAAGGAGGTGGTTTACAAACTATGTTTGATAAAGCATTTAGAAGAAAAAGATTTGTAAATGGTAAACCAACGGGTGAAATGGAATTTAGTCCTGGTAAAGTAGCAGCAGGTATTGCAGGTCTTTCTTATTTATCAGGCGCATTTGAAAACGAACCACAAGATGTTTACACACCTACATATAATTTAGCAGTGGCAGAATTACAAAGACAAAGAGGCGGATTTAAATATATAGATCCTGAAACAGGACAAGAAAAAGTATTTGCACAACCATACATACCTGAAGCTGATCCAGCGAATCAAACTGGTTATCAAATGGGTCCTTATGCTTTAGCATATAATAAATTCAATACAGGTGGTTT